AACGAAGCATCACAAGTAATGTTGTATGGAGATACTCCAGAAGACATGAATGCTATTGCACAAATTTTTAAAAACGCAGGAGTAACTCCTCCAGCACCAGTTGAAGGTCCAACACCAGAAGCAGAAGTAAAAGCAGTTGAAGAAGTTCCTGGAAAGGTAAACACAACACCTGAACCGGAGTACAAAGATACTCAGTACATGACAAAAGACTTATCGGGCGGCATCAACAAGATCAAAAAACAATACAGAAAAGAATATCCTGGAGATAATCCAATGGCAGTTGAAAAAACTGAAGAAGAAGTTCACTCTTCTATCAAAGAAACTTTGCTACAAGCCTACCAAGACTTTAAGAAAAACGCATAGTCAAAAAACAATTCTCCATCAATTTTCAGCATAAGTATTGTATATGAGTAATAAAAGTTTAGATGGTGTCCTTACCAAAAAAGCACACCAACGAGAAAAATTTACAGAAGAACAAATAGCAGACTTAGTGCATTGTTCAGATCCTGTAACAGGATACGATTATTTTGCAAAAAAATTCTTTTTTATACAACACCCTGTAAGAGGAAAATGTGTATTCGAACCCTTTGAATACCAAACAAAGTTGTTATCAAGTTATCATAATTTTAGATTTAATATCAACATGCTACCAAGACAGAGTGGTAAAACTACAACTGCCGCTTGTTATCTTTTATGGTATACAATGTTTCATCCAGATCAAACAATACTAATTGCCGCACACAAATACACAGGTGCTCAAGAGATTATGCAACGTATCCGTTATGGATACGAACTATGTCCTGATTATATCAGAGCTGGTGTAACAAACTACAACAAAGGATCTATGGAATTTGAAAATGGATCAAGAATTGTTTCAGCAACCACAACAGGAAACACTGGTAGAGGTATGTCAATATCTTTGCTGTACTGTGATGAGTTTGCATTTGTTAACCCAGGAATAGCACAAGAGTTTTGGACTTCTATTTCTCCAACACTGGCAACTGGAGGACGTGCAATTATTACAAGCACACCTAATTCAGATGAAGATGTGTTTGCAACAATATGGCGTGAAAGTCAAAACAAATTTGATGAACATGGTAATGAACAAACATTAGGAATAAATGGATTTCATGGATACACCGCATCGTGGGACGAACATCCAGACAGAGATGAAGAATGGAAAAAACAAGAGTTAGGACGTATTGGTGAAGAAAGATTCAGACGTGAATATGGTTGTGAGTTTTTAGTTTATGATGAAACTCTAGTAAACAGTCTAGTTTTAACAACGTTAGAAGGAAAAGAACCCACACTCAATATGGGACAAACACGTTGGTATAAAAAATTAGATGCTAACGCAACTTATGTGGTGGCACTGGATCCAGCAATGGGAACAGGTGGCGACAATGCCGCAATTGAAGTTTTTGAATTACCGTCATACACACAGGTAGCAGAATGGAAACACAACACAACTCCTATTCCGCAACAAATAAGAATCATGCGTGATATTTGCAATCACATAAAAGACGAAACGAATTCTGCAGGATCAAACATCTATTGGAGTGTGGAAAACAACTCAATAGGAGAATCAGCACTGCTGGTGATAAACGATTTTGGTGAAGATTCTATCCCTGGATTGTTTGTTTCAGAGCCTATTAGAAAAGGTCACATAAGAAAGTTTAGAAAAGGTTTTAACACAACACATAAATCAAAAATCACTGCTTGTTCTAGATTAAAAAATATGATTGAAAAAGAAAAACTTAAAATAAACAGTAAACCGTTAATAAGTGAATTAAAAAGTTTCATTGCTTCGGGCTCGTCATTCAAAGCAAAATCAGGTCAAACAGATGATCTAGTCAGTGCTACTTTGTTGATTATGCGTATAATCAGTGTGTTAAAAGATTGGGATCCAAAAATCTATGCATCATTCAGTCAAGCAGACGAAGATACAGCAGACAGAGTCATGCCAATGCCTATATTTGTAAGCCACTAACAGATAAATATATTATATGAACTTAAATGTTATAGCAAAAGACCTTTTTAACAAGATTAGAGGACAATTTCCACAGGTTACATTAGGCAATTCAAGTGGACAAGCAACCACTGAGCCCACTGAAGCAAGGTTTTTTGACTTCGATTTCAAAGAGAGCGGAAACACCCTAGGAAAGGTAAGTATTAGTATTAGTGAGGAAGATGGGCTGGTTGTAATGCACAGCAAAGACTTTGTTGAACAGTCAGATGAGCCATTAAAACACGGTTGGTACAACTTTTTAAAAGAATTAAGAAGTTTTGCTAAAGCAAGAGTGCTTGGGTTTGATACAAGAGATATCACAAAAAGCAATCTTGAAAAAAGAGACTATGATTTTTTAGGACAAGGTAAAGAGGTAGAAACAGTGAGCGAATCAAATTTATACGGTACAACAAAAACAAGTTTTCAAACAGTTGGTGAAGCAAGACTAGTAATCAAACATTCAGCACCTGTGAATCCAGCAGTAGCAGGCGGACGTACTCACAGAATAGAATCTCTTTTTATAGAAAGCAACGCAGGCGAAAGATTCAAATATCCAATCAAACATTTGAACGGTGCTAGAGCAATGGCTCGTCACGTATCAGAAGGTGGAAATCCATTTGATGACTTTGGTAAACACATTTCAGAAATGAGTGCAGAGTTAAATCAATTAAGAAAATTCAAAACATACATGAACAGATCAAATGTTATGGCAGAAGGCTTAAAACAATATCAATCTGTTGTGGATGAAAGAATTGAAGAAATTAAATCAAGTTGTTTAAAATTACAAAAACAAAACAACTATAAAGAAACTTTTGAAAGTTATAGCAAATCAGAATTAGCAGAAGTTCCAGAAGATGTTAAAAAATCTTGGATTGATGAATTAACTATTAAAACATTTAACGAAGAATTACAAGATGTATTTCCTTACATCTATAAATTGGTTTCAGAAAGAACAGCAATAGAAGAATTAGGACCAACATCATTTGAAGCACATGGATACCAAGGTGGTGTTGAACCAAGAACTTTAAAGTACGATCTAGTTGGTGACTTTGATCCTGAAAATCCAATTAGTGATATGGAAATAGACAATGTTCAAAATTTATTATCCAAAGCAGGTATTTCAGCAGATGTACAATCTGATCCATCAAACTTTCAAGGTGTAGTTGTACACACAGATAATAATCCAGAAGAAATAGAAAAAGTATTAGGTGGTATGATTGAAACTGTGGATAACTTTCATGAGTTTGAATCAGCAATGGACGATATTGTAAGAGAAGACAACGGATTGTTTTCACAAGATGCAGATGCACAGGCAGACGCATTAGAACAATTAAATCAATTGATGGCTAAACATTTTCCAGCAGGAGTGAACGGCACAAACGGAATTGAAAGTTTGCAAGGCATTATAGATGATGAAGAATTAAATTCTGAAATTGAAAAAGCGGCAAATGAAGATTCAGATGCTTGTATGCGTCCAATAATCATGGATTACATTTCACAAAAAGACCCTACATTAGTTTCGAAAATTGAAACAGGCGATATGAAACAAGAAGTAGAAGCAATTACATTTGAAGACATTAAACCTTATGTGTCTATGTACAAGGGCAAAGATGGAAAGATTGTGCATGATATATTAGACAAAGACGGCAAAAGTGTAACAACGTTTAACAATGCCAAAGATGCAATAGATTTCTTAAGCAAAAATTTCGACAAATTAAGAAACAAAGATGTGAAAGAAAAAACAACAGCACACGATCTAGATACAGATTACGAAGGTTCAATGGACTATGAACTATCAGGTGATGACGGAGAAGTAGCTCACGGCACAATACACTACAAAGCAATCAACGGTGTGGTTGATCCAAACTCGCTAGAAGGTAGTTATGAATATGATGGCAATCATAAAATTGACGACGATACAGCAGATGAGATGATCAAACCAGGCGGTGAGGAACACGAAGAAGCACTGAAAGCCGCTCAAGAAGATTATGAGTATGAAGCAGGACGTATGAAATCAAAATTTGGCATGGAAAATCAAGACGATAAAGAGTTAAGCAACAAAGAAGAAACTGTAGAAGATTTTGTTAAAAGTTTCTTTGACTACACATCAAATCAATTTCCTAAAGGTGAAACAGCAGTATTAACTTCAGTAGAAAAGAAATTTGGCGACAATGCTGTGAAGACTGCACAGGAAACAATCCAAAACTTAATGGCAAATAAAGATCCCGAAATTGCCAAAATCAAAAAACTAGCAGGCGTTCAATAAAAAACTTTACCATTATCGGTTGACTAAATAGTAATATTAGTATATTATTTGACTTAATGTTATTTGTATATACTAATATTTTAAAGGCACATAACATAATAAAAAACAGGCATAATAAAGGAGGCTTAAGATTATGGCAACACTACAAGAGATAAGAGCAAAACTGAAAGAACAAGAAGTTAAATCAGGTAGCTCTAATACAAGAACAGGCGGAGACAACGCCATTTACCCATTTTGGAATCTAAAAGAAGGAGAGCAGGCAACTGTTCGTTTCTTGCCAGATGGCGATAAAGAAAACACTTTTTTCTGGAAAGAAAGGTTAATGATCAAATTACCTTTCGCAGGAATCAAAGGTGAAACAGATTCAAGACCAGTGCAAGTACAAGTTCCATGTATGGAAATGTACGGCGAGTCTTGTTCAATCTTATCCGAAGTAAGAGGATGGTTCAAAGATCCTAAATTAGAAGATTTAGGAAGAAAATATTGGAAGAAAAGAAGTTATATTTTCCAAGGTTTTGTAAAAGACGATCCAATCGGAGAAGAATCAACTCCAACGAATCCAATTAGAAGATTCATAATTGGTCCACAAATATTCCAAATAATTAAAGGAGCATTAATGGATCCAGATATGGAAGATCTTCCAACTGATTCAACAAGTGGTGTTGATTTTAGAATAATCAAAACATCCAAAGGTGGATATGCTGATTATTCAACATCATCATGGTCTAGAAAATCAAGACCTTTAGCAGAAGACGAAAACAAAGCGATTGAGAGTAATACACTTTTCAATCTTAATGATTTCCTTCCAAAAAAACCTAGCGAAGTTGAAGTTAAGGTTATGAAGGAGATGTTTGAAGCATCTGTTGACGGTGAAGCATATGATCAAGATAAATTTGGTCAATACTTTAGACCCGCAGGCTTGTCATCAAGAACAGGTGATCCAATAACTCCGAAAGCAGAAACTCCAGCACCAGCGGCTGAAGTGAAAGCAGAACCGGTTGTTGAAACACCGCAAGAAGCACCAAAGCCAACTGCTGAATCAAGCGGAAAAGCAGAGGACATCTTAGCAATGATAAGAGCAAGACAACAAAAATAATAAAGTATATTGTTGGGGAGGCAACTCCCCACACAACTTGAAGGTAAAAAATTATGGTGAAAGCATTTGACGTTTCTAAGTTTCGTAAAAACTTAACTAAATCAATCACAGGCATGAGTAGTGGATTTAACGATCCTACTGATTGGATTAGTACAGGTAACTATGCCTTAAATTATCTTATTAGTGGTGACTTCAACAAAGGTGTTCCGCTAGGTAAGGTTACTGTGTTTGCAGGAGAATCTGGTGCAGGTAAAAGTTACATCTGTGCAGGTAACATTGTAAAAGCGGCACAAGACCAAGGCATCTTTGTGGTATTAATTGACTCAGAGAACGCACTTGACGAGAGTTGGCTTAAAGCTCTACAAGTTGACACAGCAGAAGATAAACTTCTTAAACTAAACATGTCAATGATTGACGATGTTGCTAAAACTATTAGCACGTTCATGATTGACTACAAAACAATGCCAGACGAAGAACGTCCTAAGATTTTGTTTGTAATTGACTCACTTGGTATGCTATTGACGCCTACTGATGTTGATCAGTTTAACAAGGGTGACATGAAAGGTGATATGGGTCGTAAACCTAAAGCACTTACATCGTTGGTTAGAAATACTGTTAACATGATTGGTAGTTGTAACGTAGGATTAGTTTGTACTAATCACACATATGCATCACAAGATATGTTTGATCCAGATGATAAGATATCAGGTGGACAAGGCTTTATCTATGCATCATCTATTGTAGTAGCAATGAAAAAATTGAAACTAAAAGAAGATGAAGACGGTAACAAGATATCAGAAGTACGTGGTATTAGAGCAGGTTGTAAAGTAATGAAAACACGTTACGCAAAACCGTTTGAGGCTGTACAAGTTAAGATTCCATATGAAACTGGAATGAATCCTTACTCAGGACTTGTTGATCTTTTTGAGAAAAAAGGCTTGCTTGTTAAAGACGGAAACAGACTAAAATATATTGATTCTAAAGGAGTAGAAAGCAAGGAATATCGTAAGGTATGGGAAAGTGGTGGAGAACCATTAGACAACATTATGAAAGAGTTTTCAGATGGTTCTAATTCTATAGAAGAAATTAAAGAAACAAACATTAGCACAGAAGAGGAATAAGACATGGAAGGAAGTCAATTAGTTGAAATTTGGCAATTTTTTAAAGAATATCTCGACAGGAAACAACCTGTTAAGGTAATTGCTGAAAAATTTGTAGATATAATGGCAGACTATGGTATCGGAGACGAAGAGTTTCGTGAGGCCTTGGGTGCAGATGATGATCTTGATAAAGCAATTCAATACTATTTGGATGCTGAATCTGAGGACGAGGACTTTTAATGGCTGGTTGGTATCAGAAAATAGCAAGAGATATTGGTGTTATTCCTGATGCCATCAGACACTATGAAGACGAACTAGAAGTAGCAAAGTCAGAAATTAGAATCAGAGGCAATCTTGAAAAAGCATCAGCAGATATGCCTGGGATTGTTGAACAAAGATTCAATCAATTACAAGAAATAGAAGCAGTCTTACAGTATATGAATATCGAACTACGTAGATTGCGTTCGTCACATTTTAAAAAATATCTAGAAAACTATCAAAGAGCATTGTCCAGCAGAGATGTTGAAAAATATGTAGACGGTGAATCAGATGTGGTTGATTATGAAAAAATAATTAACGAATTTGCACTGTTGAGAAACAAGTGGCTAGGTATTACCAAAGGACTCGATCAAAAACAATGGCAAATGACCAATATTGTTAAGTTAAGAGTGGCTGGCATGGAAGACGCTTCCATATAACACATTACCAAAAAACATTCCAATAAATATTCAAAATGAACTTGAATATTCCATCATACATCATCACAATGCAAGGCAATCAAACAAGTGAATTGCTATCTCAACAATGTTTCGATTCTGCCAAAAAATTTAGTATAGAACCAAAAATTTTCCCTGCAATTCATGGCAAACAAATAGACATTGAATGGAAAAAACACAATTTGAAAGATTTTAAATTTAATCAAAGAATAAAAAAATTAAGTTTGGGCATGAAAGGGTGTACGTTATCACATTTTTTATTATGGAAAAAAAGTATAGAAATAAACAAACCTATACTGATACTTGAACACGATGCATTAATAATCAGACCCATTCCTCACAGCATTGTTGCTAAATTTGACGAAGTGTGCAATCTTGATAGACTGAGTAGATTAACTACAGACTATGACAACAAAGTTCAAGAACATCGTGGAGAAGGTGTGACTGTGTTCATGAAATCAAGACCAATGGCATCAGGATTAGAACTGTATAATAAAACACACATTAAAGGTGCTCATGGTTATGTTGTTAAACCGCGAGGTGCTCAAAGATTAGTGGATTGGGTATGGGCCTCTGGTGCATTGGCGTCAGATGTTTCCATCAACAGCATAAGTTGTGTGTTAACTTATTCAGATACCAGTTATTGTCGAATAAATCCGCAGTTCTGGAACTCAAAACGAATGAAGGGCACCAATTCTTTTACCAGACCCAATAAACAAGATAAGAAATTAATGAGAGAGGCTAATAATGGAATTTGACAAACTACACATTGGCGGAGACTTACCTATTAAAAAATCTCATGTGATATTCTTCAGTTGTGATCCTGCATACTGGGCAGAACATGGACAATACTTGGCAAGAAGTACACTGTCTTTAAACAAAAAGAATCTTATCCACATACATGTACATATGATCTACGAACACAATCAAACACACAACTTAGAAAATTTAATCCAAGACGAAAATATAACATACACCTATGAAACTCACAGCGAAGGATTTTATGATCAGTTTCAATTAGCAAAGGATCACCCAAAGTTTAGTAGAGGACCAGAGATATGTAACACAAAAACAGACGATGAACTAAAAAGAAAAATATATCTATCCAGTGCTAGATTTTTTTATTTTGATAGATTTTTTGAAAAATTCCAACATGTTGTTCAACTGGATTCGGATGGTATTGCTAGAGAACGAATTCCTTTACACGAATTCAAACTGATTTCTTCATGGCCCGCGGCAATGCGTAAACCCAAAGATCCGAGTGTGTACATTGCTAGTTGTGTGACGCCTGGAATAGGTGAACCTGGCGATAAATTTAAAAAAGAATTATCACAAAACATGATTGAAGCATTTAAAAAACCAATTTATTGGTTTGTGGATCAACATGTATTAAAGGAATTATTAGATGCAAGAGAGTTTGTGTCTATACCTTATAAATGGAACAGTTGGGGACTTAAATCTGGTGGAGAAATATTCAGCACAGCAAAAGGCAATAAGAAATATGGATTTAGATACAAAGCATTAAAATATGCATGGTTCGATGACAAAGACAAATTGAAATTTCATAAAAATATGTCGGACAAAATACAACTGGAAAAGATGCAACAAAAAATGGCAAAGAAAAATAGAAAAAATGACAAATCCTAAAGGATACATTATACATTTAAAAAACCATCAAAAATCTGTTGAATGGAGTAATCATGCACTTACAACAGGACAAAAATTTGGATGGAAACTAGAACTGTATGATGGTGTCGATGGCACAAAAGAAAAGTTAGAAGACTACAAAGTAAAAATTTACCCACACAATAAAAAATGTGTTAGACTGTTATCAAGACCCGGAACACAAGGATGTTTTCTCAGTCAATACAAATTATGGAAAAAATGTTTTAAAGAAAATAAGGAAATTTGTGTATTTGAACATGATGTTGTGTTTAAAAAACCTTTCAGCATTGAGCAAGAATTTTCAGACATTTTAAAGTTTGAAGGATTCCAACCTACTAAACCAATGCCTGTAGGACAATGGTGGGAAGGTGCTAGAGCATACTGTTTGAAGCCTTCTGGTGCTAAAAAACTGTTAGATTTTGTTAAGCACAAAGGAGCCATGCCAGCAGATTGGTGTATCAACAATGGCATATTGGATGTTAAGTTTGATTTAAATAACAAAGTTACATTTGATTCAAAAAAATTTAGTTTCACAAAGGATTTAAAATGAAAAGGTTAATATTTCAAGTAAGTGTAGGTAAACCTAGCAAGTTGTACACCACTTGTATCAACAGTGTGGCAGAATATTGTAAAAAATATTCAATAGATCACATAGTGTTAACGGAACCAAAACTAAAAATAAGACCAGATCCTTCAAGAACAGGTAGAAGTTTACAAGCAGTGGAAAAATTAGGTTACATGCCTATTTACGAGAAAGAAAATGCTTTTGAATACTTTGATAGATATGATCAAATTGCAATAGTAGACAGCGACATATACATAAAACCAACAGCACCTGATATATTTTTAGACTTAACACAAGAATATGACTTTGGTGGTGTTGCTGAAAGAGAATTACCGTTGACACCTAAATATAAAAACAAAATTACCAAATACTCACGCAGTGCTTTCACCAATCTAAAAGACGTTGATTGGCATTGGAATCACTTAGGTGCTGAATTTTACAACATGGGACTGATGGTGATGAACAAATCGTTTGCCAAATACCTTAAAGGTCAAACACCTAAAGAATTTATTACTAGACCAGAATTTAAAGATTTTGTTGATGGTGTTGGTTTTTACAAATGGAGCACAGACCAAATGTTATTAAACTGGTTTGTAAAAAAAGAAAAAATGAAATGTAAAAATATGGACTGGCGTTGGAACTCTTTGTACACAGCAGTAACCAAAGACAGACAACATGAAAGTTTCTTCACTCACTTCTTTTTGAGAGATCACCTACCAGAACGTGGCGAAAACATAGAAGAGATATTAAAAAAAATATGAATATAATTTTACAACATTGGACAGGAGAACTAGGTCCTCTAGAATTGGCATCTAAAGCAAATATGGAGAATTATGCAAAATATTGCAAAGCGTCATATGAATTAGTTTTAGGTAATCAATTTAGACCAAAATTAAATCCTTGCTGTCAAAAATTAATAATGCTGGATGAAAAATTTGACATATATGATGATGTGCTAATGGTAGATCTCGATATGTTTGTAACAAAACACGTTAAAGAAAATATATTTGATATACCCGGAGTTGGATTAAATTCTGCAATTCAACAGACATTGTTTGCTTCTATGCTAAAACATAAAAAATATAAAACATTAATGGATAAGGATGGTCCTTTTTGGGGAGGAGCATTTTGGAAATTTACAAATCAGCAAAGAAAACAGTTAAGAAAATTTATTGTCGATAGTGAAATGAAAATCTTTAATGGAAATTTCAATGACGAAGGAATAATACATAGATTAGCAAGTCAAGCCAAAATGAAACAAGCAGATGTATCTGAAGAATGGTGCTGGGGAAATTGTTTTCCTGGTTATGAAAAAGCAAAAATGATACATATTAGACACAAGTTCAAATTAGAAGGACCAAAAGTTTCTAAAATAGAAGTTTTAAATCAATTAAAAAAAGAAGGAGTTGTTGAATGAAGATATTAGTAACCGGTGCTACCGGATATATTGGTGCCCACTATGTTAAAATTGCGGCAGAACATGGTCATGAAGTGGTCGCCACTGATTTTAATTTTAATCAAAATAACATAGAAAAATATTCATCACGAATTATTAATTGGGACTTTCGTAAACCATCTCCAATGAAGATGTCGTTTGACAAAGTAGTGCATATTGGGGCAATGGGTAAAGTTCCTTTATCAGTAAAAGATCCTTGGTTATATTATGAAACGAATGTAGTTGGTACAAAAAACGTGATCGACTTTGCTGAATGTGATCACTTTGTTTATTGTTCTACTGGTTCAGCATTTGATCCTGCCGCGTCACCATATGCGGCTACAAAGTACGGTGGTGAGTTACTTACAAAACAGTTCAAAGAGAATCACAGTCTTGTTCGGTTCTATAATGTGTGTGGTAATAACGGATTTGATAAATTTGATGACGAATATTCTCATCTGATAAGAAAAGCGGCGGCGGTGGCTAACGGTAAGTTTGATACATTAGAAATCTTTGGTACTGATTATGATACTCGCGATGGAACTTGTATTAGGAATTATACCCATGTTATAGATATTGTTGATTCTCTACAAAAGTTGGTAGAAAATAAACCAACTGGAGTTATTGATTGTCTTGGATCACCAGAAGGTGTATCTGTTAAGGAAGTTATCGATACAATGTGTAACGTATCAAAGAAAAACCTACATGTCATCGAAAGAGAAAGACGACTGGGCGATATTGCTGTATCAACTGTACCAGATAAATCAATTCACTTTGAGCAAACTAAATCAGTTGCTGATATGTGTATAGATGCTTTGGAGCGTGAAGTATAAGTATGACGTTATGGGAAAACATGTTAGTAGACATTCAATCTGAATTTCAAAATAAAGAAAAGTTCTTACAGCATAAAACTATTTCTAAAACAATAAGTCCAAATCAAAAAGGTAATACATTAAATCATTTAAATTACGTAAGGAAAAACGAGTATTTTTTAAATAAAGTTTTGCCTAAAGTCCTTGATTCAAAAGTTGGTGACCCAAAACTATTCGAAGGATTCAGTCAAGGAACTGCTCAACATTGTCATTACTTAATGGTCATGCTGGAACATCTTGGTTTAGAGATTACAGACTTTGATCATATATCCGATATTGGTAGCGGGTATGGTAATTTCTATAGAATGGCAAGGTTGTTGGGATATAAAGGAAATTTTGATATTGCTGATTTCCCAATCATGCATGAAATACAAGAATACTATATTAACCAACATAATCTTGATCTTCCAAATTTTATCGGAATAAGAGATTTAAATCCAGTTAGTAAAAGTATTCTTTTTGGGTTTCATAGTATTAATGAAATGCCTCTTTCTGATAGAAGCATACTTGAGAAAAAGTATTATCTTTATGACCATGTAATGATACTTTACAACAATAAGTTTGACGGCATTGATAATATGGAATATTTTAGAGATTTAAAAGAACGCATGAGCAAAGATTTTACAGTAAACATAATTCAAGCACCACTGAAAACTAACGGCGCTTTTTTTATAGGATCAAAAAAAGAGGTATAAGTTTTGGAAACACGAAACCCAAACGATTTATTAACGTATAAACGATTTGATGTTGTTGTCAAATATATGTATGCGTCAAATTTATCAAGTGAATTTTATAAAAATGTTTACAAAGAACATCTTGGAATTTGGAATGGGTTTACTGAAGGAAATCCAAAAAAGAGTGGGTTTGAAGATTTTGATAATGCATTTAAATCGATTATTAATAACACAGTTGATGAGCCAGTTCCAGTGAATCCTGAAGGTCATATTGCCAACGGTGCTCATAGATTAGCCGCCGCATTATATCATCAAAGACCTATTAATACTAGAAATACAAATTCAAATGAAAATTATTCTATTGAGGCTGATTATAAAGTTTTTCATAAAAAAGGATTACAAAGGCATATGTTACAAAGAACTGCATTAGAGTATGCAAAACTTAAATCTAATACTCATGTCATATGTTTGTTTCCTATCGCTCATAAACGCATCGACGAAGTGATCAATATAGTTGAGAAACATTCTAATATATTTTATAAATCATCTGAAGTATTAAATGGCACAGGACAACTTGGTTTAATAAAAGAAATATATCTTTCTGATGGTTGGGCTAACGAAAAAGGAATAAGAAAAAAATGTAATGAGTGTTTTAGAGGAAATAGCAACGTATCCTTTCTGTTAGTAGATGCACAAAATCTTGAAACTGTGAAAGAAATGAAAAATGAGATTAGATCATTATTTAAAGTTGGTAACCATTCTGTTCACATTAATGACACTCATGAAGACACGATTCGAATAGCAAAAACAGTATTCAATGACAATAGCATACATTTTCTTAATAACAGAAAAAACGTTTCGTTTCCAAATTACAAAAAACTAATGGCTGTCATGAAACCAAATGACAATGAAATCATTACAGGTTCAACCGTACTATCGTTGTATGGTCTTAGAGACTGTAAAGATATAGACAAAATTTATTACAATAATCCACCGGCTGACTCTCATAATCCATATGTAGGAACACTCTATAAATTAACTCTAGATGATATTTTAAATAATCCAATGTATCATTTATATTACAATGGATTTAAATATGTGTCTCTAGATGTAATAAAGAATATGAAGGCTATAAGAAATGAACCAAAAGATGTTATAGACGTGAAATTAGCAGAGGAAATAAAATGAAAAATTTAATTTATCAAGTATGGGCTGGTGAAATGAGACCTGGTTGTAGGTACAGTGAAAAACTTTTTAGAGAATATGCAGAAAAAATTGGGGCAGATTACAGATTAGATATAAGTCCTAATATTGCCAGTAAGCATGTTCGTAAAGACGGTATGTATTTTGAATGGTTAAATCCTATGTTAGACGATTCATTCCTTGAATACGATAAAGTCTGTGTAATTGATCTAGACGTGTTTCCAGTTGAGAACTTGACTACAAATATTTTTGACGAGCCAATCAAAGACTTTGGCATCTGTACTGAACCTTTTCAAGGTAAGTATCGAGAATCTACAACTATAGGTAAAAACATAAACAAGAAAAGTGATGAACGGTGGGCTCAAGCGATCAAATCAAAATACGGTGCAACTATGCCTCGAGATGCTGACGGTTATCTAAAAGTATATAATGCTGGTATGGTGATGTTTACAAAGAAAGGTATGCAACTTGCTCGAAAAAAATTTGTACCTTTTCAAGAATATATGAATCATATTAGAGCCTGCGGCTTGGGAAGGTTCTACAGTGTGGATCAGAATTATTTTCATGCCATGATGGTAACGCATAGTGAATATACTGAAATGGATAATGGCTGGAATAATTATGTTCACGGTGTCCGTGGTCCTTTAGCATTACAAGATCCAGTGAATGATAGTAGGAACGCATTAACTAAATTTGTTCATATTCAATTAAGTAGTGCAGATTATTTTAGTGATGAACAATTATATCATATCACTAATTCAGCAAGATCAGAATGGAAAGTGGAAGGTATATTATGATAGTAGCAAATCTTAAAGAAGCAAAAAACATTAATGAGTATCAAACCTCGTTAAAACAACAGTTGCAGAAAGCACATGGAGAACAATACACAGATTATCTAGACGAAATTTCTAGATTAACAAAAAACTCTCAATCTTATAGAGAAATAGGAACGTTTCAAGGTGCTTCTACATCTACAGCAATGATGAATATGATCCCATACATCGAAACTATTGATCTTGACTTTGTTCATATTAATCCTCACAAACATATTTTTGAAACACACGCACAACAAAATCAAATAGAATTTAAAATGATTCAGACTGATTCGTTGAAATATAACATAGATAAAAAAACGGAAGTACTTTTAATAGACGGATATCATAACCCTAAACACGTGGCAAAAGAATTGGACAAATATGCTCCGTGGACAATACAAACTATTGTTCTACACGATACAACACTATTTCCAAGATTATGGAAATCTGTACAAAATTTTTTATCGTCTCATCAAGATTGGAAACTTGTTTATAGACACACTGTAAACGCAGGCTACACTGTATTAGGAAAGAAATAAAATGAGTTTAAAAGAAATTTTTATAAAAAACAAATGTGATAAGGCTACTAAACATAGATATTATGAACTATATGAAAAAGATTTTAGTGAATTCAAAAATCAGGATATCAAAATATTAGAAATTGGAACGTTCAAAGGTGAAAGTACTCAATCCTGGATTGACTATTTTGATAAAGCACAAATTTACACAGCAGACACATTTGAAAGAGTAGTCCCAGAAAAAATTCCTGCATTAAAAAATAATCGTGTACAATGGTTTAAAGTTGATAGTACTTCACTAAATTGTAAAGAAAATTTTAAAAATCTAAATATTCAATTCGATTTTATCATTGATGATGGACTACATACACCTGAAGGTCAAAGATTAACCTTTGAAAATTTAATTGATTTTTTAAAACCTACAGGATCATATTATATAGAAGATGTTTGGATGTTAAACAAAGGAAATAATATGTCACATTGGTGGGTTAAAAAACATTCAAAAGAGTTTACTATGGAAAAATTTAATAAATTAATCGATTCAATTAGTAAATTTAAAGTAACAGAACACGATTTCAGTAGTTCTAAAATTCCTGACAGTTACATATTAAAGATTAAAAAATGAAAGCATTTATTATAACTCTGATGAAAGATGTTTGGAGTTTGTCATATGCTGAACGTTGCTTACAAAGTATCCAAGACACAGAAAGTGATATCGAAGCCACACTGTTTGATGCCACAACTCCTGAAACAATTTTTCCTGTTGCATGGACTTGGCCCACTGGCAAGAAGATCACTTGTTCAAAAACAAATTTATTGTTAACACCCTACAAAACATATGACAATAATAAACGTATAGCCGCGGCACAAAGTCATTACAAACTCTGGAAACATTGTGTTGGTATTAATGAACCTATTATGATATTAGAACATGATGCAATATTCACACACAAATTTGAAGCACCTAGTACAACTTTAAATGTAGGAGCATACAGCATAAATGATCCTAAGGGTGCAACATTCAAATCAAAAGACTATTCCAATAAGGTAAAAGAAGGATTTAACACAGTGCCTTGGGTAGCACCAGAAAATATTCCTCAAGGACTGCCAGGACACTCGGCTTATGTGATCACACCCTGGGCGGCTCGAGACATAATTGAAAAACAAGACAGCATAGGGTGGTGGCCCAACGATGCCATAATGTGTAAACAATTATGTGAATGGTTGTATGTGTACAAACCTTTTTTTACCAAAACACAAGGCACCAAATCTACTACTTCACTGTAAATTTGCCAATAAATATTTCAATATGAAAGTTTATGTAGGGTATGACACTAGAGAAGATATTGCATATCAAGTATGTGAGCATTCAATTAACTCACATTCACCAGACACAGAAATTGTGCCATTGAATCAACAAACACTACGACAAGACAAGTGGTACTGGAGAGAACTGGACCATTTGGCTTCAACAGAGTTTACATTCACAAGATTTTTAATACCAGCATTAGAAAATTATAAAGGTTGGGCATTGTTTTGCGATTCGGATATAA